GTCTAAGGAAAAGGCCAAGGTCAAAGCCAAGGTTCTGCCGCTGCCAGTGCCTACTGAAAAGCCGCGCACTGCTGCGGTTATCCGTCGCGCAACTGACAAGGCTCGCGAGCGCCAGCCAAAAGGTGAAGCGCCGCGCTTCCCGATTGTGCCCCCGACAATCCTTCCTGGCGTCATTCCTGCCGGTAAGCAGTCCGCAGTCGCCATGGACTACAATCCTGGCGTCTACGCATATGCGGCCCAGTGCTACGGTGCGACCTTCGATGGCTTCCCTGGCTATCCATACCTGGCCAACCTCTCTACTCGGGCTGAGTACCGGGCGTTCGCGTCCACCATGTCCACCGAGCTGACACGCAAATGGATCGAGATCAAGTCCAAGGGCGACGACGGCGAGAAGCAGGCCGATGCGCACAAGATCTCGCAATTGCGCGAGGAGCTGGATCGCCTGTGCGTCCGCGACCTGTTCCAGAAGCTGGCCGAGCACGACTGCTACTTTGGCCGCGCTCAGTTCAGCATCAACATTGATGGCGCTGACGAAGAGTTGCCGCTTGTCATCTCGCCCATGACTATCAAGCAGGGTTCGTTGCGCAGTTTCACGGCCATTGAGCCGCTATGGACCTCGCCAAGCGCCTACAACGCCATTGACCCGACTGCGCCTGACTTCTACGTGCCGCGTGAGTGGTTCGTCCTGGGCAAGCGCATCCATGCTTCCAGGCTGCTGACGATCATCACACGCCCGCTGCCCGACATCCTCAAGCCTGCGTTCAACTTTAGCGGCATGTCCCTGTCGCAGCTGGCTGAGCCGTATGTGAACAACTGGTTGCGCACTCGGCAGTCTGTGGCGGATCTGATTAACAATTTCTCGATCACCACGCTCAAAACGAACATGGAGACGCTTCTCCAGGGTGGTTGCGAAGATGGTGCTGATGAGGTCATGAATCGTGCCGACCTGTTCACCGCGACACGCAGCAACTTGGGGCTGATGCTCCTCGACTTCAATACCGAAGATCTGGCCCAGGTCAACACGCCGCTGTCAGGCCTGCATGAGCTGCAGGCGCAGTCCCAGGAGCACATGTGCTCAGTGTCGAAGATCCCTGCAATGATCCTTACCGGCATCAGCCCAAGCGGCCTGAATGCCTCCAGCGATGGCGAGATTCGCGTGTTCTACGACTGGATTGCAGCCCAGCAGCAAGCATTTTGGGCTAAGCCGCTCGATGTGATCCTGAAGGTCGTCATGCTCAACCTGTGGGGCGAGATCGATCCCACGATCACCTACGAATTCTGCCCGCTCTGGCAAATGTCCGAGGAAGAGGAAAGCACCATTCGCAGCAATGAAGCGAATGCCGATGGCGTGTATCTGGATCGCGGCGTTCTGTCGCCTGAGGATGTGCGTAAGCGGTTGTCTTCGGATCAGAATAGTGGTTATGCGGGCATCGACCCTGAGGATCTGCCGGAGATGCCCGAGAGCGAAGAGTTTGATGCTGATGGGAATCCGATTGACCCGACGCCGCCTGAAGAGCGAGATGATGAGATTCCCGCTTGACCTCATTCACTATGTCAATCTATGATCGGAATACCAGCCCATGAGGGGCTGAAATGACAGGAGATTGATATGGCTCGCTCGACTCGCACAAATTTCGCCAAAGTGAAGATCTGGATGCCGAACATGATTTCGGAGGTTGAGGGCACCATTTCCGGTGTCGCCTTGGAATGCTTTACCGTTTGCGGCGATCACGACACTCGCGAGGCGACCTTAAAGGCCATGCAGGCTAGGCACGATGCGATTACCGCTCGCGAAATCGAACGCGCCAAAGGAGAATCAGCATGAAGCTAGTTGATATTTTGGCGCGGGAGTTGAAGGAGTGGCCGGAGCACACATCTGAAATCACCCAGAGCGCAATTGATGGCGAGCTGTATCTTCATGGTGGCGCAGATATTAGCTCCAGATTATTCTTTGCCGCATCGCATGATGGCGCAAATGGCGTCACCCGCGCCCAATGGCAAAAAGCGCGGGAGGCGCTGATCTCCGGTAGGCATTCCAATCTGGACAGCCCCCCAGTCGGCGCCACTCACTACATCGGCGTTGCGGTAGGCAGGAGCAAGGTCGATATCCACAGCTGGTGGATGCGTGAACCTGGCGATAATTGGTATCTGTGGGCCGAGCCTTCCAGGCAATGGGCGCTCGATACCCCTTCGGCTAGGCAGAAGAATCTGATGAAGCCGATTCATGAGTCGCTGCGGAAGAAAGAATGGACCGGCAAAGGGATGCCGCCGGTTGGAACCGTTTGCGAGTTCGCAGGCGGAACGCCATGCCCTGAAGACCCCTTCGACAAAGATCTGCGAGAGGGTATGCGTGTAACAATCATCGCTCACTTCAAGAGCGGCGACTTCACACTGGCAGCCTTTACGTTCGATCCTGAAAACACAGATCGCGGAATGGTTCAAGTTGAACAGGGGAGCTTCGGCTGTTTTCGCCCCATCCGCACTCCCGAGCAGATCGCGGCGGAAGAGCGCGAAAAGCAAAAGAGCGAAATCATCGGCGCATGCCTCCGCAAAATTGGTGGCGCCAACTCGCCAATTACTAGCGCCAGCTCTGTAGCTGATGTTATTGGCGCGCTATACGACAAAGGCTTAATTGATATCGATGGCAACCAAAAAGCCTAAAACTGCGCGAGCAGTTCACCCAAACCAAGGCGTCGAGGCTGCTTATCGCAAGCGCCTCGACGTGCTTGTCTCCGATATGGTCCGCAGCTTCGACTACTGGATAACGGCTGCGTACAAGGCCAATCCTCCGCGCATGGAGGTGGCTATGGACGCCCTTCCCTCGCAAGCTCTGGCTAAGCGGATCCGCGCCCTAACCAAGCAATGGGAAAGGCGCTTTAATGATGTCGCGAAAACCGTTGCCGAGAAGTTCGTGGATTCCGGCCAAGTTGCGACCACAAAGGCATTCCAGTCGGCGCTAAAGGACGCAGGCTGGGCGGTTGAGTTTCAGATGACTCCGGCTATGCGGGATGCGGCTAATGCATCAATCGAAGAAAATATTCGGCTCATAAAATCAATACCCCAGAAATACTCTACCGAGGTCCAGGGAATTGTAATGAGGGGGTTTGCTACCGGGAGAGATCTAAGCTACATCACTGATGAGCTGGTTAAGCAAACTGGAATATGCAGGCGCAGGGCTGCAACTATCAGCAGGGATCAGAGCAACAAGCTTTCCGCGGTGGTCACCCAAGCTAGGCGCGTAGAGCTTGGGTTGTTTGAGGCCGAATGGGTCCACAGCCATGGCGGGAAAACACCCAGGGCATCTCATGTAAAGGCTGGCAAAGATCGCCTGAGATTCGATGTGCGCGAGGGAGCCTTAATAGATGGTGAGCACATTCTTCCCGGGATTCTTGTGAACTGTCGTTGCGTAAGCAAAACAATTCTTCCTTTCTGATATACTCAATTCGCGACTAGGCAGGCCAGCCGAAAAGTAGCTCATCACTACCTGTCGCGACCTTCAGATGGCCACTTGATGAGTGAGTGTCAATGAAAGAATGTCGAAAGTGCGGCCTAGAGAAGGCTTTACCTGAATTTAGCATTAGAAGATCAGCTAAAGACGGCCTGATGTCGATTTGCAGAAAATGCAATGCAGCAAAAACCAAGGCCTATGCTCAAGCTAATCGCGAAAAAGTCAAAGCCTACAGCGCCATTTGGCGAAGCGAGAACAAGGAGAAAACCTCAAAATATCAAAGAGATAGGCGGATCAATAATCTTGACGAGGCCCGTGAAAAGGATCGCGTAAGGTACAGGGACAACCGTGAATCCGTAAGGGCTAGACAGAAAGAATACTACCAAAGAAATAGGGGTTATCTGCTGGGCTGCGCCGCCGCCTATCGAAGGGAAAATGCCAAATCCTGCAAGGAGAACATGGCGGCTTACTACATCAAAAACCGCGAACGCCTGAGAGGGGGCCACAGAAAGTATTACCTTGCGAATAAAGATAAATTCCTAGGGTATTCTAGGGCTAGAGCGGCAGCCAGGTCTCCGGGGTTTCTGCGAGCGAGAGCGATAGATACCGCCAAGCGCAGAGCAAAAATTAAGCGAGCAATTCCTGCGTGGTTTGATGCTGCAGAGTGCGCAAAGCTTTACGAGATTGCGGGGTGTATCACAAGGGAAACCGGCATAAAGCATGAGGTTGACCATATCGTTCCCATAAATTCCGAGGTCGTGTGCGGCCTACACTGGCACGGAAATATGAGGGTCATCAGCAAAGCCGACAACGCGTCGAAAGGCAACCGTCACTGGCCTGACATGCCCTGATCCACTATTGCGCTCATCACTGAGGTGAGCGCATACTAACCCCGCCAAGATCTGACAGGAGATAATGGCTATGCGCATCATGATTGCTGTGGCGATTTGCATATGGTTCATCTGGACTCACGAAGATCGCCAGGAAATTAAGGCTCAGATGCGCAACGAATCCACCTGCTTCGAGCTTGCACAAACTCGGGGCGAAGTTGATGACTGTTATGCGATGATGCGGAACAACATTGATCGAAGGCTAGAGAACTGATGCCGAAAGCGAATACCGCCAACCTGATCGCGTTTGACCGGGCCTCTGCTCGACGTATTGACGACGATGGGCGGATGCATGTTGCTCAGTCGAATATCAGTAAGGCGGTCGTCAATCCGTATTATGGGAGCGAGATCCCTCGCTTTGCCGAGCTTGGCCTTGATCCGCAAAAGATCTACTACCTTCTCCGCGACCCCGTAGAGCTGGAGCGCGCCGCAGACAGCTTCAACAATCTGCCGCTGATGCTCAAGCATGTGCATCAGAAGGCTGGCGATCCGCAGACCGATATCATCGTCGGCTCAATCAGTGATACCAGCTACGATCACCCCTACCTACGCGCATCCATGTGCATTTGGGATGAGCGCGGGATCGCTGCCGTCGAAACTAAGGCAATGGTCGAACTATCCTCCTCCTATCACTATGAAGCGGTAATGGAGCCAGGCGAGTTCGAAGGCAAACCATACGACGGCAGAATGACCAATATTCGCGGCAATCATCTCGCTCTGGTAGAATCCGGTCGAGCTGGCCCCGATGTTGTGGTGGCCGACGCCAACCCCTTCACCAATAAACAGGAAGCCCCTGTCATGAAGAAAACGAAACTGGGCATTGCCCTATTGGCCGCGCTTTCTGGCGTCGCCCCTAAGCTCGCCCAGGATTCGGCCCTGGCTGCTCAGGTGGGTGGCGCCAAGAAGAAAGGCTTCAAGCGCGAGGATATCGTCGCCGCCATCGTTGCGATGGACAGCGAAGTTGATACCGAGCAGCTGGACAACATCATCGATGCCGTTCTCGATGTCGAGCAGGATCCGAGTCCGCAGGATCTGACCGCGACTGCGACCGACAACGATCCATCGACCGATCCGAAGCACGCCGAGATCATCGACTTCCTGCGCGGCAAGGGCCTGACTCCAGAAGATCTGGAGGCTGTCGGCGCCATGCTGTCGGCCAAGGAATCCCCTGGCGCAACCGACGAAGACCCCGAGGGCTTCATGAAAGAAGAAGATGTCAAGACCGCCATGGACTCCATGCGCGCCGACCTGACCAAGCAATTCCGCGAAATGGATGCCGCCAAAGCGGCCGTCCGCCCAGTGGTTGGCGACGTAATTGCTATGGACTCCGCCGCTCAGGTCTACCGCTTCGCCCTCGACCACATGAAGGTCGAGCATAAGGATACTCCTGACGCTGGCCTGGCCAACCTGTTCAAGGTCGCCAATGGCCGTAAGGTCGAGCAGGCTCCCGTTTCCCTTGCCTCCGATGCCGCGATTGCCGCGACCATCAAAGGCCTCGAACGTTTCAGCTAAGGAGACGACATCATGGCAACTGGTTTCCAACAAACCGTTCAACTCCAGCAGGCTGCGGCTGTAGCTGGTGACTTCGCGTCTGCCAACCCGCGTAGCTCGTTCGTTTCGCACGAAGGCACCTTGGTTGCTGGCGTCGGCGGCGTAACTGTCGGTTGCTTCGCCTGGGCAACCGGCGCTGGCGTAGTAACCAACGCAGGTTCGGGCGTTCCGACTGGCTTCGTCAACCGCCTGCAAGGTTCGGCGCTGATCACCACCTACCTGGCCGAAACCTCGATGGTCATCCCTCAGGGCTTCGAAGTCACCCTGCAGGTAACTGGTGATTACTGGGTCGCCCCGATTACCAACCCTGTCACCGTTGGCCAGAAGGTATTCGCCTCGCTGACCACTGGCGAGATCCAGGGCGCTGCAGCTGGCGCAACCGTAGCGGGTTACATCGAAACCGCTTTCACCATCACCGGCTTCCCGGTCGGCGGCACTGGTGCCGTTGGCGAGCTGGTCGTAATGTCTCGTCCGGCCTAAGGAGCACGCAATGGACCCGAAAATGAAAGCCCTGCTTGAGCGCGCAGGTATCGCCTTCGATGGCTTCAACGCTCGCATGCTGCCGGATGATCGCGGTTACCGCGACATCATCGGCATGGACCACGCTGGCGCCATGGTGGCGATGGATGCGGCCTATCCGCTGATCACCACCTCCAACGCCGGCATTCCGGCCATGCTTTCCACCTACATCGATCCGAAGCTGATCGAGGTTCTGGTCGCCCCGATGAAAGCTGCGGAAGCGGCTGGCGGCGAGAAGAAAACTGGCGACTGGACCACTCGGACCGCGATGTTCCCGGTGATCGAATCCACCGGCGAGGCGACCAGTTACGGCGACTACAACAACTCCGGCAGCGCTGGCGTGAACTTCCAGTTCCCGCAACGCCAGTCGTACAGCTATCAGACCATCACCCAGTGGGGTGAAAAGGAGTTGGCTGATACCGGCTTGGCCAAGATCGACCTGGCTGCTCGCAAGAACATCGCTTCGGCGCTGACCCTGAACAAGTACCAGAACAAGACCTACCTGTTCGGTGTCTCCGGCCTGCAGAACTACGGCATGCTGAACGACCCAGCGCTGCCAGCCGACCTGACTCCGATCACCAAGGCCGCTGGTGGCACCGCGTGGATCCTGCCGAACGGCAACGTCAACGCAACCGCCGTCGAGGTTCAGCGCGACATCTCCAAGATGTTCTTTACGCTGCAAGCTCGCACCCAAGGCCTGCTGGAAACCACCGACCCGATCGTACTGATCATGTCGCCGCAAGCCTCTGTTGCGCTGACCATCACCGATCAGTTCAACGTGAACGTGGCCGACATCCTCAAGAAGACCTATCCGCGCCTGGAAATCCGCACCGTGCCTGAGTACGCCACTGCTGGCGGCCAGAAGGTGCAGATGGTCATCGAGGAATACGAAGGCCAGCGCACCTGGGATTGCTCCTTCACCGAGAAGATGCGTGCGCATCCGATCATTCAGGAGCTGTCGGCGTTCAAGCAGAAGAAGTCGGCAGGCACCTGGGGATGTGTACTGTATCGCCCGCTTTTCGTGCAGGGCATGCTCGGCGTCTGACCCTGTCTTGATAAACTTAGCCCCTGATGTGTAAAATCATCAGGGGCTTTTTATTGGGAGAGGAAAATGCGTTTTTACGTTTACTTGCACCGCAGGCTAGATAATGGCCAAGTTTTCTACATAGGGAAGGGTTGCGGTAAGCGCGCTTGGAAAAAGAGCACGCGAAGCGAATGGTGGAAGAGGATTGAGGCAAAACACGGTAGGTCTGTGGAAATTCACACTGAAGGACTTTCTGAGCGCGAGGCCTATGAGCTAGAAAAGCGGCTTATTGATGAGCATACCGGGAGCATACTTTGCAATATGCGCTCTGGAGGTCTAGGAGGGACTCAGGCCAGCGATGAAACAAGGTCAAAAATGAGCGCCTCGCATACCGGTAAGTTTGTCTCCGTGGAAACAAGGGAGAAGATGCGCATCGCTTCCACCGGAAGAGTTTGCTCTGAAGAGACAAAAGCAAAGCTCAGGGCTGCAAATCTCGGCAAGCCAGGAAGAAAGGTGAGCGAAGAAACCAAGGCCAAGATCAGCGCGGCGAAGAAAGGCTTGATCCGCAGTGAAGCTCATAGCAGGGCAATATCTGAAGCAAAGAAAGGAAAGAAGCTAGGTCCAATGAGCGAATCAGCAAAAGAATCGCTGCGGATAGCAAATATCGGCAAAAGGCACTCAGAGGAATCCAAAAGAAAGATATCGGCGGCCAACAAGGGTCGGATAATGACTCCTGAGGCAATATCCAATATGACGAATGCGAACAGGATTTCCAATGCAGCCAGGCGCAAGATCGTGCTGTGCAGCAACGGGCATCGCTTCACTCACGCCGCTCACGCCGAGCGGTGGCTTAGGGAGAATGGCTTTCCCGCCGCCAGCAGAACAAATATTTCTAGTTGCTGCTCTGGCAGGCTCAAAACTGCCTACGGTTTCACCTGGCAATTTGCCGAATCAACCCCCGAGTAGTATGCTCACAACTCAAGCGCTCGACAGAGCAATACCCGAACCGGAGATTTCAAATGGCTGACGTAATTGTTATTGGGTGCCGACTGCCGTGCGGCCTCGTGCTTGAGCATGAGGGCAAACAGGTCACCTTGGCTGGCCAGAACCAAAATAAGCAGGGCATCATCCTGCTGAGCCAGGACGACTACGGCGAAACCATCGTTGATGCGTCGTACTGGGCTGCTTGGAAGAAGGCCAATGCTGGCTTTGCCCCGCTCGAAACTGGCGCGATTTTCGAGGCCAAGAATCAGTCGGAAGTGAAGGCGAAGGCCAAAGAGCTGAAGGCTGAGAAAACCGGTCATGAGCCAATGCCGCAGGTCGATGGCAGCAAGATCGAATCGTCCGAGTAACCGCCATGGCTGACGAATGCACCGTCATTTTCGACCCTGTGCGCTTCAAGGAGCGCTATCCGGCATTTGCCGGTGTATCCGACAGCCTGCTGCAGTCGTATTTCGATGAGGCTGGATTGTACCTGGCCAATGACTGCTGCTCGGTCGTCAAGAGCATGACCAAGCGCGAGCAGTTGCTCTGGATGCTGACTGCTCACCTGGCGCAGATCAATGGTGCGACCAATGGCGGTATTCCGACCGGCATGGTTGGGCGTACTTCCAGCGCGACCGAGGGCAGCGTTTCGATCAGTTCGGAATACAATGTACCTTGGACTGCTGCCTGGTTTGCGCAGACGCCATATGGCGCATCGTTCTGGCAGGCTACCGCTTATCTGCGGTCGTTCCGCTATCGTCCGCGCTGCACTCGTTACTGATGGCCGCGCTAACTGGCGGTGACAAGCTGGAAAAGGTTCTCGCGCAGATTGCCGAGAATGCCAAAGGATCCGTCAAGGTCGGATTCCTGGCTGGCGCAACCTATCCAGATGGCACCCCAGTTGCGCAGGTCGCATTCTGGAACGAGTTCGGCCATGGAGGACGATTCCCATCCCCTCCTCGACCATTCTTCCGCACCATGGTTGCCAATGATTCGCCTGGCTGGGCTGTTCGGCTCGGGAAGGCCCTCACCTATTTCGACATGGATGCCCAAAAGGCATTGAGTGCGATGGGCGAGAGTATCGCTGGCGAGCTGCGCGAGAGCATAATCAATATCAGCGGACCCGAGCTGTCGCCAACTACACTAGTGCTCAGGCAGCGGTTCTGGACTAACCCGCAGGATATCCGGTTCAGCGATGTGCTCGCCGCTCAGCGTGATGCGGCAGAAGGCGCCGAAGGTGCTGGCGGCACTCAGGCCAAGCCCCTTGTTTGGACCGGCCACATGCTCAACTCCATCGACTACGAGGTCGATCAATGATCAACGTTCGCGGCATCGCCAATGGCGCGATCCAGGCGGTAAACCCAAACATTCCGGTTAGTGTGAAGTTGCCGAATGGCTATACGATTGATCCCGTTACACGCCGTCAAGTGCCAGGCTACATCACGCAACCTGCTCAAGGTCAGTTGCAGGCGCTTGATGGTGACGACTTGGCGCAGGTCAATGGTTTGAACATCCAAGGCACTATCCGCGCCATGTACCTCTACGGCAGCATTGCGGGCGTTGTCCGGCAAGATTCCAGCCCGCAATCGCATGTCATCTTCACCAGCAATGAGGCTGGCGTAGTCAAAGAGCGCGAATGGGGTGTATTCAAAGTGCTTGAAACTTGGCCAACTTGGTGCAAGGTGGCCATTGTTTATCAGGAGCCAGCAGCGTGACCATTGACGAAGCAATCGTCGCAGTAGCCGACTTCCTGCAGCCGCTAATGCCTGTCGCGACAACCATTGTTCGCGGGCAGACAAATGATGTGCCGCCACCTCTTCCGCCATCGATAGTCATTACCGAAGTCGGCAAGCCGCAATACACGACCACTCGCGTAACTGGCGGTGGCGCATTCACCCAGCAAGATACCTACCTGCAGCCGGTTCGCCTGGATGTCCAGCTGGACTTTTACGGCCTGCAAGCTGGCGATATGTCCGGCATCGCAAATACCATGCTCCGCAGCGGTTACGCCGTCGAAGACTTCCCCGATGGAGTTGCCCCGCTCTACTGTTCGGATGCAATTCAAGCCCCGCTGATCACTGGCGAGAAGCAATTCGAAGCGCGCTGGATCATAACCCTGTCATTGCAGTACAATGCCAGCGTTACGGTTGGCCAGGAATCTTTCATCGAGGTCGGCGACGTAATGGTCGATCCTGTAGATCAGACTACACCTACGGAGTAAAAACATGCGAGCGATCCCGATTTCGCAAATCGCCACCGTAAATCCGGCAGTTGTCGAAGCCGGTGGCAATCCGCTCTCCCTGAATGCTGTATTCCTGGATCAAAGCCTTCTGGTTCCTGTTTCCAGCCTGCTGTCGTTTCCCGATGCTGATTCGGTCGGCGCCTACTTTGGCAGCAACTCTGCCGAGAAGGCCGCAGCCGATATCTACTTCACTGGCTTCGACAACAGCACCAAGAAGCCTGGCACCCTGTTCTTTGCTGGCTATGCGAACGTGGCGCGTGCTGCCTGGCTACGCGGTCAATCGCTGGCAGGCCTGACGCTGACCCAGCTGCAGGCGATCACCGGCTCGCTGACCATCACCATTGATGGCGTCGTGAAAACCGCAGCGTCCATCGACCTGAGTGGCGCTACCAGCTTCACGAACGCCGCAACCCTGCTGACTACCGCGCTTGGGCTGACCGGCCCCGCTGCCGTTACCTGGGATCCGTTGGCATCGAACTTCGTAGTGACCTCGGGCACTACCGGTGCAACCTCGACCATCACCCAGGCAACCGGCACTGCAGCTGCATCGCTCGGCCTGTCAGCTGGCACCCTGTCGCAGGGCGCCGCAATCGACACCCCTGCATCGGCCATGGATCGCATCAAGCTGCAAGAGCAGAACTGGGCGACCTTCACCACGCTGTGGGAGCCGGATCTAGCGAACAAAACCGCCTTTGCGGTCTGGTCGAATGCGCAGAATAACCGCTATGCGTACATCGCGTGGGACACCGAGGCTGGCTACAAGACCGCGAACAACTCCGCAGTATTTGGCAGCATTGTTGACCTGCTGAACTACGAGGGTGTTGCGGTCTTCTACGGCCCGGCAAGCATCGGCGCATTCGTCTGCAGCTACGCTGGCTGCATCGACTGGGCTGCCGTCAATGGTCGCGCTACTGCTGCATTCAAGTCGCAAACCGGCCTCGCCACTTCGGTCGATACCCTGACCGACGCAACCGCCGTGCTGTCGAACAACGCCAGCTACTACGGCCTCTACCAAGCGCCAGGCCCGGATAACGTCTACAGCATCCTGTATGACGGTCGCATGAATGGTTCCAAGTTCCGCTGGCTGGATACCTTCCTGAACCAGATCTACCTGAATGCCCAGCTGGCTCTGGCAATCTTCGTCGGACTCAAAGGATCGAATTCGGCGCCATATAACGCGCTGGGCGAAACCCTGATTCGTTCGTGGGCGAGTCGCAAAAGGCCAATATCGCTGCTCAAGTTGGTTTCGACATCACCAACAGCCTGCAGAACGATGGCTACTATCTGCAGATTCTTCCCGCCACCGCCCAGGTTCGCCAGCAGCGCCAGTCGCCGCCAGTGAAGCTCTGGTACGTTGATGGCGGCAGCATTCAGCAGATCACCCTTGCATCCATCGCCGTACTCTAAGGAGCCGACCAAATGGCCGAACGCCTGATTACTTCCGCCGACTCGGTATTTATCCTTTCGTCGGCGGACTTTGCACTGGCAAACTTCCAGCTCCAGGGCTACGCGGCTGATGCTGCGTTTGCCATGGATAACGTGGACACTGCTGAAACGTCGCTTGGCGTGGATGGCAAGCTGTCTGCCGGCTGGGTGCCGCGCAGCTACTTGCAAACCATCACCCTTCAGCCTGATAGCCCGTCTCGCCCCATCTTTAACGCCATCATTGGCGCCCAAGATGCGGCCCGCACGGTCTTCCGCCTGCAGGGCGTGATCACCCTTCCTGGCAACCAGTACAGCCACAGCATGGCTCGCGGCGTTCTGCGCAACATCAGCGCCATGGCCAACGCTCAGCGCGTACTGCAGCCGATGACGTTCCAAATCGAGTGGGAAAGCGTAACAACTATCCCGCTGGGCTAAACCTAACCATAAGGCACTTGACAGATGGCACGACGCACGCAGCTGGTAACCATTGAGAACGCAGAAAGCCGCGACCATGGGAAGACCTACCTGATCACCGAAATGGCTGCCGAGCAGTCTGAGTGGTGGGCATTCCGAGCGCTACAGGGTGTGCTGGGCGGCGACGCAGAGATCAATTTCAATGCGCCGCTTGCTCAGCTTGCCGCTCAAAGCTTCAAGGCTCTCGCAAGCATTCCGTGGAACATGGCCAAGCCATTGCTTGAGGAGATGATGTCCTGTGTGAAGGTCGGTTTGCCTGGTGGCGGCTCTCGCGAAATCCTGCCAGAGGATATCGAGGAAGTTTCCACCCGCCTCAAGCTGCGCCAAGCCGTGTGGGAACTGCACACGGGTTTTTCTTTGCGTGGCGGCGAATAGACTGGGGCATAAGAGCGCCAGGTAAGAATGCCGGGAAGTTGGTGTCATACGCCAATAACCCCGGCATTATTGCTTCACTGGTATCTGCTCGGCTGGCCACGCTTCATGAGCTGCAGACAGTGTACGGGGCGCAAGATGCTTACCGGATGCTGGAGATTCACCAGATCGACGCCTACAACGCACCAATTCTTCGCGGGGATGAATGATGGCCGAAACCACGATTGACAGCTTGGTAGTCAAGCTTGGCCTTGATTCGTCGGACTTCCAAAAAGGCACAAAGGAGGTCGGCCAGGAGCTTGATGCCACC